ATCAGAAAGATGCCCCGCCGCCGAGCAGCGAGACTACGTAATTTCCTAAGCAATCGTGGTGGCAGTGAGTCCCGCTTGCGGAAACCTAGCTCCATGCCGAATGTACGTCAGTGCCACTTCGTCGTCGGCGTGGTGGCAGTCAACGTAAGCGGTAACGTACCGCAAGTCGTAGCCAGCCGCCGCACTGAGTTGCACAATCTCTTCTGTCGTGCATTCCAGTGCCGCGTAGTCGCCGAGCGCGTCCGCGGCAATGACGCCGGTCGTCTTAATTTCGGTTGCGTTCGTCCCGCTGTCGTCGTCGGCCGCGTAAATCGATAGCTCGATCATGCCGTTGCCGACGAACACAGTCGGGGTCGCAACCACTGCGAAGCCCGTATAGTCCCGCATGTCCTTCCAAGTCGTCGCAGTCGCGCCGCTCTTGGCGCTCTGCTCCGTCGCGGCCGCAGCGGGCGTGTGGGTAAAAGACTCAATCGCCGCGTTGGCGAAGAGCTTGACTGTGCTAATAGAACTTGCCATTGTGTCGCTCTCCAAGTGGAGGAAATGTCGTGTTACTTACGAGCCACAGTGCGGTTTTTCAGCGAGCGTTGAGCGCGACGAACGGACTGAGAGTGTTTGTGCTGTTTTTAGGAGTTAGCGCCGACTTCCACCACGGAGCGCCAGCGTTTCTCATCCAGAATTTAAAGGTTCGCTCGTGATTGACGAACCGCACGTGGATTGACTCAGCCGACTGCAGGGGCTCGTATGTCCCCTCCATGTATTGCGACCATACACCGAGAATCAGGTCGCCCTTGTCGCCAACCGTTTTGCAATACTCCGATGCGATGGCTGGCCGGCCAAGGATTCGATCAGGCTCTCCCTCTCTCGCGCTGTCCTGCCACATGGGTACGCCGGATGTACCGACCGGCATCACGAGATTCATCAGGGTCGGTAGGGCGTCCTGGTTGTAAAGCCAAACGGCTTGACCGTACCGCCAACAACGCGACCTCATCTTCACGATATTTTGATAGACGATCGTGTCGGCCGCCTGTCCCGTCTCTTTCGATACGGACACGAGGCACGGGCTATTCATGATTCCGAGGAACTCGCCGACGCCTGTGCCGTTGAGTCGCTCATCAATCAGCTTTGACGAAAATTCGTCGCTGAAGCCGGCCTGCAATAGCGCAACAATCGAAATAGGCGAGTCGTTGATCAACTCCTCAGTCTGATACGATAGGCCGAAGAGGCTGGTCGCTTGGAGCGAAACCAGCTCAAACTGTTGTCGGCTCGCGGATTGCGTTTGCGTTTCGGCTCGACGAGTGACCGTCAGGCCGCCAGACACCGAGCTAGAGTGGTCCTTGTCCACGCGAGCCGGCAAGTTGATCGTCGGCACGGCCATGGGAATCTTGGTGGTCCGGGAGCCGATCGGGTCCTCCTCGACGCCCATCGACAACATACTCGGCGTGAGTCCCTCAGGCATCAAGAAGCCGCCGTATGGGTCGGAATAGGTGCCGCCCTCATCACTCCCGGCTGCTGCCAGGGGGCGTAGGCGGTCTTCGACTCGCCCATTTTGCCCTGCGTTAAAAACGGACAGCAAGAAGTCTCGCTCGTTGCGGAAACCCTTGTTCGGATCGTCTTGCGCGGCATCCCTAACGGTGATGTGAGTCGACCCTTCGCCGGCGGCGCCGTGGTCGGCCGGCTGAGAAACAGCCGACATAGATGCTTGGTGTACAAGCAGCCGCTCTTCTCTCTCGACTTTTGCCGAGAGTGCCTTGAGCTCCGTTTCATTCGCCTCAAGGGCAGCCGTTTCCTCTTCGGTAAAATCCCGCTCGAATGCGGCCGCAAGAATATCTTCGGAGTCTTGGGCGACCGCGGCCTTGCGATCCATGTGAAGTCGCAGGCGATTTGACATAGCATCTTCTCCCAGTGTGGTGTGTCGCGGCCTGCGACTCCCTGCCGGGTAGATGCTTGGCCAAAAAAATAGCGGACGAAAAACAAACCCAACGGCCATGGTGCCGAAGGTGTTGGCTTTCGTCCGCTATCGCGTAACGATTGGATTAGACCGGCCCCGCACGCGGTGGCCGGATTTACTCAATCAGTCTAGCGGCACTCCTGAATATGTCAACAGGAGTTACTTGTATCGCCGTATCGCCAATTGTCGCAACGTCTTAGATCGGCGTTGGGCGGTCTTCCTTGAGCCGCCGAGCCGGGCCATTGTCTGGTCAATCGTCTCGATCCGGTCGATCATTCCCGCTTTCTTGGCGTCCCTTGGGAGAAGCATTCGCCCTTGGCCAAAGTCGCTGCGCACTCTGGCTGGCGTAGTTCCTCGGTTGCGAGCAAGGGTGCCGACGAATTGGTTGTAGATTTCCTTTGCCTGCGCCTGCATGTACTGCCTCGCCTCATCGCCTAGAGGCCCGTCGGGATTTCCCTCGACCTTGTACTGCCCCTCGTGAATATACGTATAATCCACGCCAGCTTGCTCATTCATCCCGGAGATATCGGCGTGCATCATTAATACGCCGACGCTCCCTATCCACCCAGATGACATCACAATTTCGTCGGCGGCCGAGCAGATACCGAAAGCAGCCGACGCCATCATCTTGTTGACGGCAGCGATGATCGGCTTGGTGCCGCGAGCAGCATAGATGCGGTCAGAGAGTTCAGTCATGCCAAACGCATCGCCGCCAGGGGAGTCCACGTCAAGAACGATTGCCGATACCTTGCTGTCGTTGACAAGAGAATCAAAGTCACGGGCCAGGCGATCATAGGTCGGCAATCCGAAATAAGACGAAAAACCAGACTCGCGATATTCCAACGGGCCAACAATCGGCAGCACACCAATAGCTCCGGGGGCGATGGACGTGCCGCGTTGTGCAGCGGCATCAACGCTTGTCTGCTCCCGATAGGCTGTGCGGTACCTCAACAGAGACGGGACGTGTTCCGGTGCGATCAATAATGGTCGTCCGTGCGTTATATCATGCATCGTTTACTTGCTCCAAAATAAAGGCGGCGAGTTGATCCGATTTTTCATCGCGCCATGCTGCGATTACACTAGCAACGTCCGTCGCCGCCCATAGCTCTTGCTGCTGCACGAGACACCACGCCTTCGCGATGTCCCGCGCATTGCCTCTGCCACTCGCTTTGACGATCGGTGCGAGAGTCTTGCTGACATAGCTTCGGTGTTTCTCGTAAGCCAGCCGACTCCACTCGCAAAATCGGTCGCGGTCGTCTTCCGCTTTGTCTGCACGCGACTCGATCAGCCGGCACTCCGCTCGCACGATCCTGCTCGCGGCGTCCGCTATGATTCCGTCGAGCATGGCCGCCGCCGTCGCACCGTCGTCGCGCTGCGACTGATTGCCGCTGCCTTGTGCCTGCCGTTCGCGCGCATCCGCATCGAGGGGGACGTAATTATTCCCCATGACAAACCGCTGGTCGCCTTCCTCGCCGATGGGGTTGCGGTCCAGAATTTCCAAGATGTCGTTTGTCGAGTACACGCCCAAACCAAAGTACGTCCGTGCATTCTCGGCCTGCTTGTCCGGGTCACCGCGTAGCAACTCGCGGTTGTCGTACTTTATGAAAAACCGTTCGGGCTCCGACAGTAAGTCGCGGCCTGCCGTCTGCTCGAAGCGGCGATACCACGACAGCATAGTCAAAAGCTGGAACGCCCTAAGCTGTTCGGAGATTCCTGCGAACGTCGGGCGCTCGCGGTCGTGGATCATAAAAAACGGCACGCGATGTATACCCGCAATCTCAACGGCCTGAAAATTCCTCGCCTCCAGCCACTGGCTATCCTCATTCGTCATGCCGAGCGAAACCAGTTCCATCCCGTCTTCCATTAGCGGCACGTTGCCGGCGTTGTCCGAGCCAGCGTGCATGCCTCGCCAGCTTGAGCGGAAGTTTTTACGAGCCTGCTCCGTCCACTTCCCGACAGGCCGCTTGATATAGTACGGCGGGATCATGCCGTTGCGAAAACCGCTGGCCCCGTGCCTCTCCTGTGCAGCGGCAAGCCCGATCGCATTGCGAGCGTAGGTTGTCGGCGACACGCCGACAATGCCGTCCAGCGAGAACAGTCTGACGTGCCACATGCGGTAGTGCGGAATGTCTCTCGGCTCACCACTCAACGGGTAGTGCGTGTACCGCAGCGTGTTGTTTTCTAGCAGCTCCACCTTGATCCGGTCTGGGTGCCTGGGGATGATCTGGTCGACGGCCCCGCGCCGACCAGGGATTGTCTCGCCGTAGAAGTTGCCACGAAGGCAGACATGAGCCACCGCCATTTCGTGTAGCTCTTGCGAGGTCTGCCACGAATTCGGTTGACGGCCGATAATATCGTATAAGGGGTGCTCTACTGCCACCCGCTTAGCAGCGCGGCCACTGCGCGTGATGTGCTCGTACACCCGCACAGGAAGAGAGCCCAGCGTCTCGGCCAGTACACGCACGCAGGCGAAAACTGCGAGCATCTGCAGGGACGAATCAGGCGTCACAGTAATCCCAGCCGACGACCGAACGGCAGGGCCGCTATACCAAAATGGGTCGAGCGGACCGCGGCCTGCGGCATCTTCTTCCGCCATTTCAGTCGGGACCAAAACACCCTCGCGTTCCGTCCATGTCATAGCGTCATCCGTTCATATAATCCACGCCGCCAGTCTCGTAAGCCGAAACGTTCGACTCAGTGTTCATCGCGCCCCACAGTCCCATGAGACCTGCCACCACGCCGTCGATCTTGCGTTCGCTGTCACTGCTCTCCTTGCACGGAATAATCATCTTGTCGTTGCCGCGAACCTTGCGGTAGTGGCAGTGCCCGACCTGCCACGTGTAGACGGGGTGCTCGTTGTGCCGCAACATCCGGTTTAGTATTGCTCGTTCGTAGTCGCCGGCCGCCGGACATATCTGCGTCACCGTCTGTTGAAACTCAACTATTTCAATGCCCAATTCGTCCTGTATTTGATTTGCCAACTCGGTTGCAAACTTTGGGTCATAGAATAGTCTACTGATTGTAAACAATTCGTCCAGACGTTCTAACTCTTTGTAAATGTCAACTTGGTTGATCGTTGCCCCTTCGCACAAATTAAGCACCCCCTCGGCCGCCCAATTTTGGAATGGTGCCAGCCGTCCGCGGTCAAGCGCATAGTCTTCTGGCAGCCAGAAATAAGGAAGCTGTCGGTAGGTATCGTCGTCGTCCGGGTCGCGAAACGTGAGCATCAAGCAGGACATGTCCCGTGTCCGTGACAGGTCCATCGACACAACACACTCCTTGCCGGCAAGTGACTCTTCGTCAAATTGCTCGCCACAAGTATCCCACGCCGATCGCGATAGCCACGGTGCCGAAGTCCGTTGCCACACGTTCAGCCGGTACTTTTTAAACACCTGCCATTCGCGAGGGTTCTTGCGGCTGGCGCGATAGTCGTTCATGAATTCATCGGGGTCGATCGTGTGCCCCCACGCCGGGTTAGCCAACTTGGCGTATTCCTCAATATGCTCATCGATCGCTTCGTCTGATGCATCCTGCGGCGCACTGTGACACACGAACAAGTACCGATCGTCCTCAATGATCCCGCGAGCAACGTCTGTGCCTCTGTCAAATTCTTCTTTGCCGTAGCCCTCGGGGTCATCTCCCGCCGTGCTGAACTGGCAGATAAGCGGCTCGCTGCGTGACAAACCCATGCGACTCGTTCGCTGCATAAACGCACGGTCGACGATGTGAGTCTCATCGACCAGCATCGACCCATTTCGCCCTTCCTTTGATTCCTGCGTGCGCTTGTTCGCCGACGACATTGGCTCTAGGTACGACCGACTCGACTCATGCGTTACTCGCATCAGGTTGCGGTTGATCGTGCATTCGTCGCTCAGAATCTCACTCGACAAAACCATTTCAATCGTGTGCTGACCTGCGATGTCTTTCGCTTGCTTGCCGTCCTTCGCGCCGTAAAACACCTTCGCGCCCTGCTCGCCGTCGCCACACAGTAGGTACAAGCCAATGGCCGCAAGCGTCGGACTGTTGTGTGTCGGGATCATTGTTCGGCCACACAAAAACATGCCCGATGAATTGTCGACCGTGATACACCGAACGGCTCTCGGTTGCACTCGCTCTACGTCTGTTATTTGGATGGTCTGAGACCTAGGGCGAGTCGCTGGCGATGCTCTCATGCGATTTAATTTTCGCGGAAGCCGGAACACTGTGAGACTATCGCGGAATGCCATGAACTGAATCCACCAACACGGTCCCTTGTCGACGCCACTGATCTTAGCTCTTTGCTCTCTGACTGTGTACTTTACACCCAGCGACGCGAGCAACTCCGCTGTCTGATTGACCAATATCTTGTTGGTGTTGCAAAACGTGATGCACCGGCCGGGTTTGTCAATGCAGCCGTCCGTGTCCAGCAAACCCTGAAGTAAAGACAAGCGTTGATTAACGCTCGCTCGTAGGTAGACGTCCGGTATGTGTTTGTTTTTCAGTAGGTTCAACCCACGAAGAACCGGCGCCATCGTCTCGCACTGACACAGTATCTTGAATCGCCCCGCCCGCCCTCTCCCGGCGCTGCGCTGCTCCATTAAGGAGTAACCAGCTTCCTTGATTTCACGTGAGTAAACTTCTGCGTCGTCACGACA